AAAGTTAAACCAGCGTTTTTTTAATCCTTTGCGTGCGCGAAACATTGCCAAGTCCTCCCAAAGTCTGATGATCTCCAGGCTTGCGGGCTGCCACAAACCGAACATTTTCTCTCAAACAAGTTCTTTCTCTCCCGCTGCGCCGAGGCAGAACCGAACAAATCTTCGTCCTCCCCCCGGCTGCGCTTCCATTTTTTATATTCTTCTTCTTGCTTTTTTTGTTTCTCTGTCTTGCTAGCCATGTTATTCTATCCTTCTGCCCGAATTGTTCGGGTAGGCCGTAACCGCGTTTTTTAAAACGGCGTGGTTCAATATATAGTTATCATGAGAAAAAGCAGACGAGCGGGCAACCCCGAACAACTCGTCTGTTTTTTTATCCCGTACATTCACCCTCATCCTTTTGGCAGAAGTAGCCCTCCTCATCAAAGATCCAATCTTGCTGCCGTGTTGCAAAGTCTACGAACTGCTTCATATCTCTGCCGTGTCTGAAAGTTGAGCCCATCTCTTGCTCCATCTTTACCCACCACTCAGCACGCTCTGGATACTGCTTTGCCATGCTGGCAAGAATATGTTCGCTTTTTAGGAAACAAAAGTCACAGTTTCCTTTGGGTGTAACCCCGTTAGCTGAGTTTAGATTCAGGTTAAAGTCTTGTTTATTCCAGAAACTCACCACATCTTCTTTAAAAATGTTCGCCTCGAGCAGCGGATACCAATAGCTCCACCTGTCTTTGCTGTCAGATTTAGCTCTTTTTGACTCATCAGCACGAATACCGACTGCCGCCGTCCACTTCTTCCAGCCGAGCCCCTTAGTTAGATACCGCTTCATTGGGAGTATTTTTAGCTCTGTGGTGCAAAATCTTGCAGCTATGTTCGGTAAATACTTGCGCCTTCTAACCAAAACCTCGAATGGCTCACCAATACGAGACGCTGAATTGTCACTAACTGTCTTATATGTAGCCCGATTATCAACCACATCATACTCCACCCAGGTTATCTTTATGCCCCAGCGCTGCTGGCATTCCCGAACAAATTCTAAAGTTTCAGGCATTTCCCTCCCAGTGTTAGCGAACATCACTTGAACTCTATCAGGCAGATTGCCATTTGCCTCCAGTATCTGGTGCAGCATGTAGGCCGATGTTCTGCCACCTGAAAAAGATATCTGTATGTTACCATCAGGCAGATTGTAGATGCTCATGGTTGGCTTATCTCGCCACCTAAAGCTGCGTAGCCAGCTATATCAACCCAAGTATCATCTTGCTTCATATCATTTGTAAGCCGTGCCAATTTCAGGCCAATCATGCAGGCACAAACTTGTTCGGGTGTAATCTCTTGGTCTAAGATAACGCCCCATATATCAGCTATTCTCTGGTGATTTAACCGTGCGTCTCCATAATCTGAAGCTCGCTGCCCGCTAATAAGCTCGCCTGCTTTTTCTAAAAAGTAAGCCCGATTCATACTATCGTAAGACATTATACATTATCCCTCGCTGTAACTGCTTCATACTCACCCCGACTCATCACACCATTTGTTGTGCCGAGCCATTTCTGCCCGCCTGTCGTTGTAAACCTAAACTTTTCAATACGCCGTTCAGCTAACAATTCTCGAACAATTCTATCCATCTGATGTTGCGATAAATCTCTCAAAACATTAGGCGTTCCAGAGTCATCCAAACGCTGTAGCAAACTATCCGCACCGCCTTGTTGACATAAAGCCCGACCATTTGCCTCGCAATCCTGAATCCACCTAAACATAGCATCCTTACGCGCTTGTGATTGATTGCTTTGATTAAGATTGTTAATTTGTTCGGTTCTGTCTTGCAGCAATCCTGTAAGTGTATCCCGAACAAAACTTCGTATATTGCGATCCGCAGGCCCGTTTGACTTTACAACCGCCCCGTCAAAACAACGATTACGTTGGTATTCTATACCCAAATCATGACAGCGACCCCGAGCCGTTTTCTCATCCAGCTGCCAAATGGCAAAAGCGCAACGCACACCGTCAACTAACGCCGATGTACCCCGAATAAGATTACGAGCCTCTTCAGGCTTCGAGATAATTTTATCCCCCTGCACTTTAGTCATGTGGTGACATACAATAACTGCCGCCCCTGTTTCTGTCGCAACCCTAGATAACAAGCCAGTTAGAGCCGCACCAGCCGCAGGGTCAGCGTTTACATCTGCGTGTACAAAAGATGCCAACGGATCAAATACAATGAGCTTCAGGTTATCGAGCTGTAAAATTTGTTCGTATATTTTCTTAAACTCGTCTGTCTCCGAGTAGTCACCCATATTGTCTCTTAATATGGGAAACACACCACCGACATTAGGCAGCGGCACAACATGTAATTTGTTCGGGTAATCAAACCGTAGGCCCGCTTCATCCAAGCGCTCAATACGTCTGTGCATTTCCGCTTCATCATCCTCTGCCGTGAAGATAACGACATCACCGAACTCTTTTACCGTACCACCAAAGGCGTTCTGCAATGGCCTGCCTGCTGCTACCTTCATAGCCAAGTCAAGGGTCATCATACCTTTACCAGCATCGCCTGCCGCTGCAAATATTATTGGAACTCCGATGGGAAATGTGCCGTCAACTAAGAACTCTTGTACAGGCGCACTCCCTGTAAACCTGGAAATAAGCAGGCTGTCGTTGAGAAGATTGATTGTTCTGTGTGTATGGCCTGCACCATTCTCCACAAACTCACTAACATCAAACTCCTCATCTATTGCGTCAGCCGCATCCCATTTGGGTGGCTTGTCTGTTGGTGGCTGTAGTATCGTTACTGTGTTCGCATCTGCGTCTATGGCAACTTCCCGAACAATTTCAGCAAGCCTCCTGCCAGCATCATCATTATCAGGCCAAACAACTAAGTCTTTACCCCGCAACGGCGTGAAATCAAACTTGTCCGCGTTTTTACGAGTTAATGCCCCAGCCCCACCGAGGGTACATGTTGCCGGAATACCCGCGTCAATTAATGCCTGAGCGCACTTTTCACCCTCCACCCATACAACACGCTGCTCATTTAAAATGTTCGGAATATTGTATAAAGGCCGAACTTCAGGTGCTTTTGGGTATCTTACACCTGGAACCCAAGGCCTAAACTCTTTCTTGCCATCAATGTCGTATCTGCGGACGGTGACTAATATCTCGCCGTGCCGACTGATATAATCCCATTGCCCGTTATGTTCAGTGTTTATGTCAATACGAACTTTTTCTGATTCAGCAGACTCAACACCATTTGTATAACTTTGAACAGGTATTGTGTTGAGATTTATACCTTTACTTGTTTTCCAATCGGGGCTGTATACTACGTTATCTGTTAGATAAGATTCAAACATTTCTTTTATTTCAGGCAGGCGCATACCCCTTGCTGCCATCAATATTTTAACAATGCCGCCGATTCCCTCGCCACCGTTAAAGTCCTGACCTCTCATAAAGTGTGGGCTGTTTGGGTTAATATCAATCTTTAAACTTTCTCCAGCCTCACCAGCTAAAGAGCCTAGAAGAAAATCAGTTCCTCTTATTTTTCCATTAGGATACGTCTGAATCAGGGTGTCAACCTGTACAGAACGAGGGACTTCTCTGCTAATCTTTTCTACCAAATCACTCGCAGTACCAGATTTAGTATTGTCAAATCGTATCATACTCATTATATTGTACCTTGAGACTTATGTTTCCTTTTGTTCATTAGTTTCGTTTCACACTAAAGGGGTCGCTTTCGAGCGGCCTCTTTTTTTATGCCCAACATGTTTTGTGAAACTCACAATATCTGCAAGTAAAGTAATCTGAATTAGCTGCAACTCGTGGCAACATTTCCCCCGCCTTTGTGGCTTGCAATATCTCTACCCCCCGATCACTTGTTTTCTGAGCCAGTTCTTTATTGAAAGGAATTAGCTCATAGTAAATCTCACTTGTATCTTTATTCATTACCGTAAACAAGGCAGGATTTTCCGTTAAATCCATGTAAGCTTGGTATAACGATACCTGTGCAGCATAAACAGGATTAGCATTAGCTACTCCTCTACGCACAAATTCGTTAAACTTTTTGCTGTTTGCGGACTTACATTCCCATAAAAACGGATAATCTATTGGAACTGGCCCAGAACATATAACACCGTCAATATGCCCCTTTATTTGCTCGTCAGCAACCGAGAAGCCAAATTGCTTACCTTGGGAGTCATGAGTCTTTAATTCAAAGCCAGCACGCCTTAAATAGCCAGCAATCATATCTTCTATAAAATGACCCATATCAAATATGCGTAACGTCCTAGCAGAGAACTCTTTCTCTTCATCTGGAACAACTTGCATATATCTATACTGAATTTGTCTTGGGCAGGGGCTGCCAAGAGATGATCCGCCAAGATACTTTCTTTTTGGCTGTTCATCATTATTTACACATATAGCCTTATCAATCTCATAAGAGATTAGTTCTATAGCATCAGAAAGGTATGGGGTCGTTTGGGAAGTCTTCGGTGTCAGAACTGGCGATACTCTGTTCAAATTCAAGAAGCCCTTGCTCTGTAAACTCATCCCTAATCTCCTTCATTTTTTGAAAATAGGCGACCATCCCAAGAACTTCTTTTTCCTGTAAATCACACAGCCGTTTTTCCCATCCTATATTGCCAAATATTTTGGCTACATTTGATAATGTATCTTCTTCTATTGAACCATCGTTGATTCTGGAATTATTAGGTTCCATTGCTTAATATCCTTAGATGCTATGTTAGGATTTTTAAAAGAAACATAATGCACATTATTTCTGCCAGTAACAATCTGAGCCAAGCCCGATGCAAAAACATCCATGTAGTCTTCTGTTACGTCATCAATAAAATCACACATTGCGTCCATTAACTTTTCATTATCTCCATTAGAGTCACCAACGCTCAAAAAACCATCTATCTTTTTATAAGATTTATTTTTCATAAAAAGAACTAAGTTTATCTCAACTCTCATTTTGTTCATTTACCTGTTTGATACATAAACCTATTTGCATTGCAATCTGTGGCACTATTGCGTTTCCTAATCCTTTAAGTCTGTCCACCCGCTTGGGTATCCCATTAGCCACTCGACCCACTGAGGGTTCAGCTGCCCACCATTCTTCTGTTGGTTGTCTGTGTACTGCACTGCTACATCGAGTGTGTCCATGCTCACTTTGCCGTTCCGCATCCTTCCCCCCAGATAACCGCCCTTGTGATCTCTTGTTGTCGGTGTAGGCCACATTTTCACTTGGTCTGCTAAATTTGCCCCGAATACTAAATTGCTCGACTTGCTTATTCTGCGCCCCTTCTCGTCTAGTTGACGCGGCCCCCCTGTCGCATCTGTTGTTCTCGGTGTGGCCCACAATCCAGAGTCTGTCTCTTCTGTGCGGGGCATTGACACCGCAAGCTGGAACAATAAACGTCCTTGTGGCGTAGCCTTCGGCTTCCAAGTCAGCGAGCACTTGGTCGAGGCCCAAGGCAATGTGACCATAAACATTCTCGAAAACACACCAAGCGGGTCTTTTTTGTGCAACAATTCTAAAGATGTGCGGCCAGATGTGGCGGTCATCTTCTGTGCCTTTTTGCTTCCCAGCGACACTGAAGGGCTGGCAAGGGTATCCGGCTGTGAGGATGTCACAGTTTGGAACAAGTTCATCTGGGTCATACGCCAACTCCTTTACGTCTTTAGCAACCTTAACATCAGGCCAATGTTTTGCTAGTATTTTGCGTGACCAAGGCTCAATATCGCAAAATAAAACAGGGTGGGATAATTCTGCCCAACTAAAACCAAGAGCAAAGCCCCCGATTCCAGAACACAAGTCTACATGTTTGAGCATAAATGTTCTCCATTGGTGGGGGGTGGCTTTACGGCACTCGTGCCACCCAAACGAGCCTAACACCATCTATGGATGCCGTTAGTTCAATTCATTGCCAAACTATTTAAGAGCCCAAGACGGAACCATCCCAGACGCTGTAGCTGGTGGGATTTGCCCTTGATTGCCATTAGGCGCCGCAGGCGCAGCTGAAGCCACTGAGCCATTATTCATGGAGATATAATCTTTATCACCTGGAACCAAAGGAACAACCATTTTGTTTTTAGCAGGGTATCCGTTTTGCTCTGGCTCTATGCCAACCAAGAAACAAAACTGTTGACCTTGCAAAACTTGAATACCAGCGATATTACGTTTTTGCTGGGCTTCATTAGACATATCATCTTTTTTCAAATTATAGATACTATCGACCATACGTCTCAACGTGTTCAAGCCAATATTCCTTGCGACAGGAACGCCGTTATTATCTAGCTTATCGCCATGAACAAACAAGTTATGCCAAACACGCCTCTTATCGTGATTGCCCCCGATAATAGTAAACTCCATTGGGCAATATACAGCGCTACTAGACATAGACTTCTTGAACAACATGCCTTGACCAAACTCAGGCATTTCTGCGTCACCGCCAAGAAGATTGATAATTGCAACAACAGATGTTTTGTCAGGAATAAGTTCCAGAGGCTTCTGTTCTTCGGCAGTTTCAATTTGATTTAAATTAAGCATTTTCTACATTCTCCACTTCATTAGTAGGTTTCACAAAGTTCATAGTGCGTTCGTTTTGAGGGACGCCATTGCTCATTTTTTCTAAAAGCTTGCCTAAGTGTGGCTCTTCCAGAAGATCAAGTCTGCCAGACCTATCCTTCGCTGGATAGCCCCATTGGTTTAAAGTTTGGCAAACAAAGGCACGGTAAGGCACTCCGCTATCATCTTGCATAATTGCCATCGTGATAACTTCATCCACAATGCCAGGTAATTCACGGCTAGTCTTGGCGCCTTCAAGTTGAAGTTCAAAAGTCTCGCGCCCATAATCATCTATTCTTTGGTCAAGAATACCGACAAACACAACATTCTTATCTCTAATATGCTGTAAATGAGATAGCCATCCCATCATTTCCCTGCCCTGCATACCGTAAGCCGCTCTGGTATCTAATTTGCCAGTTCGGTCTGATCTACATTCGGGCTGATTTTGGCAGTACACAAAGCAAAGTCTAGCCGCCACTGTAATTGAGTCTACAAAAATGGTGTCATATTTAGATAAAACATCTGCTGGATCACCATAAGTTTGACACACATAATCATAGTGCATTTGGCTGTATGCTGCCTCATCACCTAAAGAAGGATTGGGGCCGCCAATAAATACTGCAAAATCACGGCATTCTTGCCAAGTTTTAGGGCGAATAACGTCAATAGCCACACCTTCAATAGCCGCATCACCTGCCTCTAAATCCATGAACAATGTCTTGGAAGGGTCGAGAGTTCGGGCAAGAGAAGTCTTGCCCACCCCAGACTGACCACAAACAACTAACTTGTGGCCTTTCTTTTCAGCTAATCGCTGTTCTGCTGATATAATGTTAAGCATCATCACCCCCTTCAATATCTACACTGACACCTTGAAGATGAACGGTTCTCGCCTCACTTAACATCGCTTTAATAATTGGTGGTGCAGCGTTGAACTTTGCTTCTGGAATTGTGTAAGTGACTTTGCAGTAATGCTTGGCAGTCTCTTCATCCATTGCGTTCAAAGCCTTAATAACCATACCCGGTTCCCATTCGACTTTTTTCTTGATGTTGACTTTAATTTTAAAACCATTGTCCTCAACGGTTACAGCACCAAAGTCCTTGCCATCCTGACGCAATTTATTCTGCGCCCGCTCTAAGTAACGACCTTCAAGTTCACTTTTAACTAATTTCATTTTTTGTTGCGCCGCTGAAATCTGTTCTTCTAGAACTTTCTTCAAATCTGAAAGCTCAGGCAGAGATGCGGAGTGTAACGAATTATCGATCACAGATGATTTATCTGTCATATTAAGCTCCATAGATAGATAGTGTTTAGAAGCCTAATCTAGGAAGTAGATAACCTACTGTCAAGAAATAATCGTTATTTTTTTTTAGAAATTTTTATTTCGAGGTCGTTTACAATCTTCATAAGTTTCTTTTTTAGACGGAAAACAGCGGTTTCCAGACCCTTTGCATCCTCAACAATAAATTCTTCAGAGCCGTCTTGATTTATCTCGTAATAGGTAAAGTCGGCTATATAGGTACAAACTTTTTGCTCGTTGATTACGATATCAAAACGAACCTGTGTTTTTAAATCACGAATATGA